ATGGTTAAACAATTGAAATTCTCTGAAGATGCACGTCAAGCAATGTTACGTGGTGTTGACCAATTAGCAAATGCAGTTAAAGTAACGATTGGTCCTAAAGGACGTAATGTTGTATTAGATAAAGAGTTTACAGCACCTTTAATTACGAACGATGGTGTAACGATTGCTAAAGAAATCGAATTAGAAGATCCATATGAAAATATGGGGGCTAAACTAGTTCAAGAAGTCGCAAATAAGACAAATGAAATTGCTGGTGACGGTACGACAACTGCAACAGTGTTAGCTCAAGCAATGATTCAAGAAGGCTTGAAAAATGTTACAAGCGGTGCGAACCCAGTCGGTTTACGACAGGGTATCGATAAAGCAGTTAAAGTTGCTGTTGAAGCGTTACATGAAAATTCTCAAAAAGTTGAAAATAAAAATGAAATTGCGCAAGTAGGTGCGATTTCTGCAGCAGATGAAGAAATTGGGCGTTATATTTCTGAAGCTATGGAAAAAGTAGGCAATGATGGTGTCATTACAATTGAAGAATCAAATGGCTTGAACACTGAACTTGAAGTGGTTGAAGGTATGCAATTTGATCGTGGTTATCAATCACCGTATATGGTTACTGATTCAGATAAAATGGTTGCTGAATTAGAACGCCCATACATTTTAGTGACAGATAAGAAAATCTCATCATTCCAAGATATCTTACCTTTACTAGAACAAGTGGTTCAATCTAATCGTCCAATCTTAATTGTAGCTGATGAAGTCGAAGGCGATGCATTAACAAATATCGTGCTAAACCGTATGCGTGGCACATTTACAGCTGTTGCAGTAAAAGCACCTGGTTTCGGTGATCGTCGTAAAGCAATGTTAGAAGATTTAGCTATTTTAACTGGTGCGCAAGTGATTACTGATGATTTAGGTCTAGATTTAAAAGATGCATCAATAGATATGTTAGGTACTGCAAGTAAAGTAGAAGTAACTAAAGATAATACAACTGTTGTTGATGGTGACGGTGACGAAAACAGCATTGATGCACGTGTAAGCCAATTGAAATCTCAAATTGAAGAAACTGAATCTGACTTTGATCGTGAAAAATTACAAGAGCGCTTAGCTAAATTAGCAGGTGGTGTTGCAGTTATCAAGGTAGGTGCAGCAAGTGAAACAGAACTTAAAGAACGTAAATTACGCATTGAAGATGCATTAAATTCTACACGTGCAGCAGTTGAAGAAGGTATTGTTGCAGGTGGTGGTACTGCACTAGTAAATGTTTACCAAAAAGTAAGTGAAATTGAAGCTGAAGGCGACATTGAAACAGGTGTGAATATTGTACTTAAAGCATTAACTGCACCAGTTCGCCAAATTGCTGAAAATGCAGGATTAGAAGGTTCTGTTATTGTAGAACGTTTGAAAAACGCAGAGCCGGGTGTTGGTTTTAACGCTGCTACAGACGAGTGGGTTAATATGTTAGAAGCAGGTATCGTTGATCCAACTAAAGTAACACGCTCAGCATTACAACATGCAGCAAGTGTTGCGGCAATGTTCTTAACTACTGAAGCGGTTGTGGCATCAATTCCTGAAAAAAATAATGACCAACCTAACATGGGTGGCATGCCAGGAATGATGTAAAAAGACCATTGAACACTGCTGTAGTAGCGTTTTCAATCTTTAATGGTCATAATTTGGGCATATAAATTTTAAAATAAATCTTTTGAGACGTTTTCCATGAGTTTACTAAACTTTTGGGAAGCGTCTTTTTTGTATGAGTTCGTAATCTTAGCATAGATGTTCATGGTGGTATTTATATCTTTGTGGCGCAGACGTTCTTGTATTTCTTTAATATGCACACCAGCCTCTATAAGTAATGCACAATGAGTATGACGAAATGAATGAGTGCTTATTTGTTTATTAGTTATGTCAGTCTTTTTAAGTATAGCTTTTATCCATAATTGTAGTTTTTTAATTACGAGGGGGTAGCCGTTAACATCAGTAAAAACGAAATTATTATCTACATATAATCCATTTTTCCATGTGTCCTGAACATCCACTTTATAGTTTTTAAGTAATTTAATCACATGAGGATCAACTGGAATTTTTCCGATTGAGCTTTCAGTTTTTGGTGTAAGTATTTGAAATTGCTTTTTATTGTTATTCGGATTGTAATAAGTCTTTGTAATATTGATTGTGTTATTCTCAAAGTCTATATCAGACCATTTCAATGCCAATAATTCACCTGCACGCATGCCTGTATATGCTAATGTACAAAACACCTCAAAGCTGTTTTGGGGTGAATGGTGATTTTTAGCAACCTCCAGGAATTGAAATAATTCATCTTTTTCAAGAAACTTTTTATGTATCTCAGTATCTTCTAATTCTTCCACACTAGTTTTCTTTTTAGGTCGTTTAATATCCTCGCTAGGCATTATTCTTATTAATTTCATATCGTATGCGTACTTAAATATCATATTTGTAGAGGTTATAATGCTATCAACATAATTCTTGCTATACTGTGCGCTTATATCGTTTACAAAACGTTGATATTCATGTTTATTGATAGTTTGTATTGGTTTATTGTTAAAGCGTTCTATAGCATGATGTATGGCTTTCTCGCGTGCTCTGACACTGCTTACTTTTACTTCATTAGCATATTGTGATAACCATTCATCAGCTACTTGTTGAAATGTAGAAGTGGACGGTGCGATATATTCACCAGTTCTTAATTGGCGTTCTACCATTTCAGCGTGATGTTTAGCGTCTGATTTGCGTTTAAAACCTGAGTTTGAAATATATTTATATTTGCCCGTTTTTACGTCTTTTCCTAGTGATATACGATAACGCCATGTACTTCCGCGTTTTTCATATGATGCCATTTTGTCACCTCAGTTAATTGATATTATACCAATCTATGGTGTTTTTTATTCTGTTTTGTTTATCAGTAGCCAAAACAAAAAAGTCATCTTTATCCTTTATTTTAGGATATTTGCTTTCTAGATAAACTTCTATTAGTCTTTGGATGGTTTTTAAATCTTCTTTATCTAAAATGTTGTAAAAGTACATTGATTTAGTGTTTAATTTACTATCTTCAATTGTTGCAAAATTAGTTATAAAATCTCTTCCATAAAATACTTCGAAATTATTTTGAGAAAGTAACCATTTTAAATCAAAATAAGGATAATCTGTTTTTTTATAATTCATTGAGTTGGAAACCAAAGCTATTTTGTTTTCGTAAATTTCTTTGTTATCACCAAAACTTTTATTCAAAAATTCTTTTTCTTTTCGTTCCATAAACATAATAAAGTCATCTATTATTGTGTTTTTGTTTTCTTCATCTAAATTACTATCTTCACTTGTAGCGAAAGAAGATATTATTTCTTCTATTTGGGGATATAAAAAATCATCAGAATTTTCAATACCATCATATTTTTCCTTTATCTTCATAATTATTCCATAAGCTAAGTTGAATATTATCTCAACAGTTGGATATGAACGATCATTTTTTTCGAGCTTACTAATGTAAGTAGTAGATACACCTGACAATTTAGCTAATTTATTAATTGACAAGTTTTCTTTTGTTCTATATTTTTTTAACATTTCGCTGAATTTCAAATTATCACCTCATTTAATAGTAGTATACTCTTTTTTTGGTTGTACATACAATCAAAAAAAGTATTTGTTGACAGTGCAACCTGAAAAGTTGTATGATTGTTTTGTACACAAAATATATAATTGTACATAAAAACAAATAGGAGGTGACTTAATTGAAAAATAATTTAAGCATGTTGATGGGGAAAGAAAGAATTAATGCGTCGAAATTAAGCAAAGAAACTGGAATTTCAAGAACAACAATTTATGGTTTATATCATGAAAAAACTGAAAGTCCAGACACGAAAACAGTACTAACGTTATGTGACTACTTCGGAATAACTCTTAATGAGTTTTTTGGTATTGAAAAAAAGGAGGTATAACAAATGTTCAATATTAATATTGATGAAAACGAAGCTCGTGAGATACTCGAACAAGCTATAAATGCACGTGTGGAAGAATTAGCGAAAGAGAAATATTTCATGACTTACAAAGAATTGTCTAACTATCTGAATTTAAGTAAACCAACGATTGAAGAATTACTAATTAATAATGGTATGAAGTATTACATGGTTGGATCTACATACAGATTCAAAAAGTCAGATGTAGATGAATTCATGGAACAGCTTACTGCTCATATGAATATCCAGAATAACGACTTTAAACAAGTCAATATCAAAAAGTTATTGGAGGCAAGTCAATGAAAATATACTTAACTTATATCTGCTTAGTTTCATTGTTAACAATGCTATTACTAGCAATATCGAATATGTATGTTGCTTTTAGTGTATACGGCATGATGGTAACTTATGGATTTAATTTAACAGGAGGATTAGAAAATGAATAATGAACAAAAAGAAGTGATTAAAGATATTTATAGCAGTTTGGAATCAGTAGCTAATAACAAATCAGAGGTATACATCCATGAATTTAAATGTGGTGAGAAAGAATGGACAGAGACAGTAAACCGTGAGCAACACTTACAAGCGATTATCGAGTGGACATTGCAACAAATAGAAAATAATTTTGAATTTGAAGAGGAGAATGAATAAGATGAATAAATTAACTAAACAGGAATACAAAAACATTGAAAATAAATTGAATTACGATCATATGGTAAATGGTAAAAAACGCACTAATAAAATAAACAAACTCTTACAAAGAGAACATGATAGAGATGCTTCAATTATTAAAAGTGAATACCCTAGACTAAGTGATAGTGAGATATCAGAAGTTATTGTGGATTATAGAACTTATAAGGAGCTTGTAATAGCAACAGAAACTTTTGTTGATTTCCCTATAAATTATGAGGATTCAAATGTATGTCAGTTCATTACTAAGGAAGATATTGAAGATCTGAAATCAGCAATTGAAGAAATGATAAGTTTCGTTGAAAATTTGGAGAAACTATAAATGAATTGGGAAATTAAAGATTTAATGTGTGACATTGAAGTGATGAAACAAAAAATTAATGATGTAGCTACCAAACATGCTTGGTTTGTTGAAGATAGATTTGTAAAAAATGAATTAGAAACAAAACGGGAACATATTAATTTTTCTGCTAGCTATTTAGAACATCGTATACAAAATGAACATACAGTTGAGTTATTACATGTGTACTTAAAAGAATTCGGTGAACTTATACAAAAATTTCATGAAATAGAAAAAGCATCATCTGAGAACTTTGGCGAGGAATCAGATGACGCAAAGAAATTAAAAATTACAGAGTAATTAATAAAAAATAACTATTTTTATTATAACATCTTTGCTCTGTTGTTTCATTAAGAGGTACAAAAAATGAATGAAATTAAATTAGAATATGACACACATGTTTCAGTGGTACATTATGAAAGTTTAGACTCACGTTCATTTAAGAGCTTTTCAAAACCTAAATGGAGTAAGTTAATTAATAAACTGTCTGTGCCTATAGAAGCAAATTATAAGTATGCACGTGGTGTTGCTGTTTACGGTGATATTAAAAACGGTGCAAATGATCATGGTGAAATTATCAAAAAGCATCGCAATGACGTTAATGTCGTATACAGAGATGTGATTGTACTTGATTACGATGAAATAAATGATTTAAAGCAATTACATGAAGCAATCAGCTCAGTTTTAAGCAATGTTGCATGGTTTTGGCACACAAGTTACTCGCACAGAACTGAACAAGCTAGAATACGCCTGTATATCCCTCTAAATGAGCGAATAAGTGCAGATGATTATCGTAAATATTCAAAGGTATTAGCAAATAAAATTGGTCATAAAGTGGATGAAGGTTCATATCAGCCAAGTAGATGTTTTGCACTACCAGTTATTCAAAAAGGACACATATTTATTAAACGAGTGAATGACTGTCCAATTATGGATGTTGATATGCTTGAACAGTGGTTAAAGGAGTATGAACAATCGAATGTTAGTCCGAGTGTCATAGGATACACGCGACGAGATAGTAAGTATTGGCGAGAGTTATGCTTTGGAACAACCGAAGGCAATCGTAACAATGCACTAGCTAGCTTAGTTGGGCATTTATTAAGATGTCACGTTAATGATTATATTGTTTATTCATTTGCTTTATTATGGGGGCAATTCGCATGTAAACCACCTATGAAAGAACAAGAAATCAACGCCACTTTTCAATCGATATTAAATAAACACTATAACAATTAGAAAGGGGCTTTGTATGGAAACAGGTAAAAGTGATGTACTTGATAAAATTGAAAAAATTAATAAAAAAGATAGTGCCTTACAAGAAATTATACCGAAAGGCTATGAAATTGAACATCATCAATGCGGTGTTGTCTTATATCAACTTATACCAAGTAAAAAAGAAGGCGAACCAGATAAAAAGGTTTTTATCACAAATACAATCCCTCAAATTACTGAACGTTTTGAAGATATTGAGAGTAACGAAGTCAGCTTTAATATGCTTTTCTATGACAATAAAACGCCAGTAAATATAGCTGTGAGTGTCGAAGAAATTTCAGATAGTCGTCAACTCTTGAAATTGGTTAATAAAAAGCTAGATGTAACATCGTCAACATCTACTAAACTTGTTGACTATATTAATATATCTAAACGGTATAATCCACCATTAAATGTTAAAGTTGCAACGCGTTTGGGGCATGTGAAAGGTTATTTTATTTATCCTTATCAAGAAGTAATGAAAGACAGCAATGTCAAGTTGTTTAGCAATGATAAAGGGTTTCAAAAGTTAATAGACTCTTTTCGAAGTAAAGGAACACTACAAGGTTACTCTAAAAAGGTGTTTGCTCAAATAAAAGATTTACCAATGGTAATGGTTATGTTGTATGCATCTTTAGGCTCAGTTTTATTAAGAGAATTTGGATTACAACCCTTTATTGTAGAAATATCAGGTAGTACATCCACAGGTAAAACATTCACACTCAACTTAGTATCAAGTGTTTGGGGAACCAGTGACCTTATTACGACATGGAGTTCTACTCAAAATAGTATTGAATCAATGGCGTCATTTTTGAACTCATTTCTAATGTTTAAAGATGATACGCGTAACACACATCCTAAGTTTGTTACCAGTGCCACATATAACTTTTCTAGTGGTGAAAGTAAATCGAGAAGTAATATTAATTTAACGCTAAATGCTAAAAAAGAATGGCGAAATATTTTAATTTCTACTGGTGAATCATCTATCGCAAATATGGCTGATGAAAAAGCGGGTGTATCAGCACGTGTAGTTACACTACAAGATCCACCATATCCAGATAATTTTGATTTTACCACATTAGACAAATCGTTTAGGGAGAACTATGGAACGTTAGGGTTGGCATTTATTAAACAATATGAGTCTAAAAAAGACGTGTATAAGAACGCTTTTGAGAGCTATCAACGGTATTTTAATCAAAAAGGTAGTAATGAAATCATGCAACGTTTAGGACGTGCCTTTGCGTTACTACAAGTTACCGGTGAGGTTTTGAATGATATTGATGGGTTTGAACATGACCATTTTAAAATTATCGAACAAGCCTATGACAGCATGGTTAAAAACAATAAGACGATTGATAAACCTAAGCAACTGTTAGAGGAACTATTACAATATTTAGATGCGAATAGAAATAATATTGTAGGTGACGGTTATGATTCAGTAAATTACGGAGATGTTAAAGCGGTATATAAACATGATTTTCTTTGTATTAAAAACGAAACTGTTAAAAATAAATTAGGACACGAAATGCAGACGATTACAGGGCAATGGGACAAAAAAGGTTATTTAATAAAAGATAAAAAAAGAATTCAAAAACAAGTAAAACATAAATCTCAAAGGCATCTGGGTTATGCGATTAAAAAAGAAATAATTGAAGAACTAGGATTTGATTTCTCGGTTTCACATAATCCATATACAGAAAGTTATTAGTACACACAAGTACACACTCAATTTTAAAATATGTGTACTCGATAAATTCAATAATATCAACAGTTACATGCAGATAGTACACGAAGTACACAATGTACACATATAAATATATAGTCATAGTTAAAATTAATAAATTAATTATCGTAGATTTCTAAATAATATACAACTATCACTAAAATTTCTGTGTACTTTGTGTACTAATTATCACGAGGCTATATATATCAATGTTTTAACCAGTACACGAAAGTAAAAAAGGTGTGTATTTAACTGTGTATGGTACACAATCAATATAAATATGGAGGTTACACATGGATAAAGAACAACTTAAAAAGTATATATACGAATATGTGAAAGAATATAAGGAGATACCGATATATCAGTTAGAAGATTTGTTTAAAGAAATAAATCACGACTATATAGGGAGAACTAGTATCACACACGATAAGGATGAGAATATTGTGTTTTGGAGTGGATGGAACAAAATTACAATGTTTGCGTTGATTGAATTAGTTAAAAGTGAACAACTTGATTTAGTGTATAGAGGTAGTTTTATAATGCGTTATTTGTTGGATGGTAGAGTTCCTAATTTACCATTAGCTATTTGTTATCCAGAAGATGGACAACAAACTGACGTGCCCTCATGGGTGCCTATGGTATTAAGAATAAATAAAGAGGAGAAAATCAAATGAACTTAGAAACTATCGTAAACCAATTTGAAACACGAGCAGGCACGTTACTAAGGTACTACACAGGATTAGTAGAACATAGTAAAGTGCAACCGTGTTGCTTTAAGTTATACAATGATCCATTTGATATGGTATACGTGATGATGAACAGCAAGCTATTCGGTCATGTATATATTAAAGGTTGTAAAGTAAGGCAATCATTTGAATTAGCGTCACCTAAGCACACTGAGGGGCTTATAAGAAGCATAGAGGGGCATTATGTAGGTTATGAATTACATGACGGTAAACAGCTTTCTATTAGTTATATGATGGCCAGTCAATTATTTGAAGATGAGTATTTTATGTATGGGCTAGAAACTTATGCAGAATCAAATAATAGTGATGTGTTTGAGTACCTAGAAAATGGATTTGATACCGATACACTTGAGGGCATTCAATCGATTAATACTGATGTGATAGCGAATATTGAAATGTTGTATCAGTTAGCTACGGGAATCAATGAACCAGCACCAGAGTTAGTTGAGGGATTAAAATTAGTAACTGAGTTTGTACAAGATGAGAATGCGACACAAGAGGATTACAAGGCTTTAGAACGTAAATTGAATGATCTAAAAGCGTCTTACTATAGCTTGAGTAAATAATGTTATGAGGGGTCACATGTAGTGTGTGGCTCCTAATAAAATACTACGATTTTATACGAGGTATAGCAGTTTAAAATGGTTGAGGTACAGAACTTTAAAAAAGTATAAAACGTTGATATTAAGCTATTTTATGGCTTTGAAAATAATAAGGTTATATAAAGGTATTAGCTTTTCAAACCTAAAGGTATACAGACTTTGAGAATTGAAAAAATGGCAAGATTTGTGCAAGGTGTGCAAACTTTGTTAACGCTAATACAAGCTAAAGTTTGTGTTTTTGGTATAGGCCTAAAAGTTAAGTTTGTTCGTAATTTGTTCGCTCTGTTTTATCGAACTTAAGTTCTGTATTTGAATGATCTAAAAGGCTCCTTATTAATTTTATAATGTTGTTTTATAAGCGTTATATACTATAAGCTAAACAATTGATAAAACGCGCTATAAAGCGAACGTAAGTTTGTTTTAGACCTGTAAAAATGGTATAATTTAGGTGTGAAATAATTAAAAGAAAGAGGTGTAGAAATGCAAAGTATCGCAGAAAAAGAGACGTATCATTTACCCACCGAACACCTGCAAGTTTTCAATGTGATAAAAAATACGTCCAATAAGTATATTACTAAAACTAAAATCTTAAATCAATTGGGATATGAATATAATTCAAGCAATGAACGATGGTTACGAAGAGTAATCAATTCATTAGTATATGATTATGGCTATCCTATCGGATGCAGTTATAAACCTAGTGAACGTGGTTATTACATCATTACGACAGAACAAGAAAAGCAACAAGCGATGAGAAGTATTAAGAAATTAGCTGATGGCAGTATGAAACGCTATGAAGCTTTGAAACGAATTGAAGTGTAAAGGGGATAAAAATGAAAACTGAATCGTATTTTAAAGAATATAATCAATTTGTATTAGATCAACACAAAGCTATACAAGAATTGGAACAAGAGCGTAATGCATTGGAAAGCAAAATAAAGTTAGATAAGTCCACATACAAGCAGTTAATCATGGATGGACAAGATGATAAGGCAGATAACCTATATCAAGCAACAGATGCTGATGAAAAGAAACTAAAAGCACTTAATAAACGCTTAGAGACAAAGAAAAGTGTATCTAAGGAAGTTAAATATCAAAAGACAATTGAATTATTAAAACATCAAAGTGAATTGTCATCGTTATATGAATCAGAAAAGGAATCAGCCATAGAAAAATTAAAAAAAGCAGTTGATGCATATAATGAGATCATTGATGAAATAGAAGATATTAATGATAGATATGAAGATGAGCACCAGCAATATGCGAGTGTGTATAGTCAAGAACAATTATATGATGACAAAGAGGCTAGAAAAGCGTTGAATGGCCACTTTAAAGAAAATATATTTACATCATTTATTAATGGTAATGATTTGCCATACGAGCACAATAACAAGTTGTTTCTAAAATGTTAAAAAGAGAGGATAACTAAATGAAAACAAAATATGAGTTGAATAATACTAAAAAGGTCGCAAACGCATTTTGTTTAAATGAAGAAGATACAAATCTATTAATAAATGCTGTTGATTTGGATATTAAAAACAATATGCAGGAGATTTCAAGTGAGTTACAACAAGCAGAACAGTCTAAGCAAAAGCAATATGGTACAACGCTACAAAATTTAGCTAAGCAAAACAGGATTATTAAATAGCAATGATTGCCTATCCAATTCGGGTAGGCTCTGTTTATAGGGGTGAACAAATGAAACTGCTTAAAACGAAGAATTGTTTATATTATCGTAATGGCGACAATAAACTATCTGAGTATCAACTATTAACGCAATTTAACCCAACTTTTATTAATAAAAAAATTAGGATGTGTGAATTCCAAATTGAAAGTATGTACCATATGAGTGCGTCGACCACAACATGTGATGAAATGATGGGGGTCGTGTCTGTCTCATATCCAATTGAAAAACTAGTTATCAAAATTATTGAAACAAAGGCAAGATTACAAAACTATAAAAATCGATCTATAAGTAATATGGTGTTGTTGAAAACGGTACTAAATCATTATACAGAAAAAGAGCAGAAGAAAGTTGTAAAATATATGCGTTCAAATGGACGATATAAGCCCTACAACGTCATTGAACGCTTACAGGTTGATTTGTATCAAGCAAGTATTAAACAACGTTCAGAACGTCAAAAACAAAGAAATATAGCAATTGAAAATAGCAAGATTGCACGAGTAAATGCTTATCATCAATCTTCATATGTAAAAGTGGTGTAACAATGGATAAACAGCAAATAAAAGACTTCGTTTGTGATTATCATGAGCGAACTAGAAGTGATGTATTAATAGATGATGATATAAATACTGATGAATTCTTTTCAATAGCTGATGAAAATTCCAATGAATAGATGGCAGACGATAACATTGATGATCATATTGTAAAGAATCACTTAGAAATGATTGTTGACCGAGTAGCTAATGATAAAGAGTTTTATATTTTCGATTCTTTAATACAAGGACGTAGTTTTAAAGATATTAGCAATGTCTTAGAGTGTTCAGAACAATCTGTAAGATTATGGTATGAAACCTTATTAGATAAAATTGTGGAGGTGATAGAATGAGTGAGTTAACGGCAAAACAAGCGCGTTTTGTGAATGAATACATTAGAACACTTAATGTGACACAAAGTACCGTAAAAGCAGGTTATAGCGCAAATAGTGCACATGTGACAGGATGTAGGTTATTGAAGAAACCGCATATTAAGCAATATATTCAAGAACAAAAAGATAAGATTATAGATGAAAATGTATTAACTGCAAAAGAGTTATTACATGTGCTTACGAATGCGGCAGTCGGTGATGAAACAGAAACGAAAGAAGTTGTAGTCAAGCGAGGCGAATAGAAAGAGAATCCACAAAGTGGCAAAGTACAATTAGTCTATAATGAACATGTTGAACTGATAGAGGTACCAATTAAGCCAAGTGATCGTTTAAAAGCTCGTGATTTATTGGGGGAATACTATAAGTTATTTACAGATAAGCATGATATTAACGGCAATGTGCCTATATTCATTAATATTGGTGAATGGGACGGAGACGATGAGGAATTAGATAAGGCAGTGAAAGATGTATCTAACGCTAATCCTAATCATACTGTGATTGTGGATGATATTCCGTTAGAGGATTGAGGTGATTACTTCAACTCCTAAAGGTTATTATTTCATTGTTGAACTGTGAATATATATTATTAAAATATCAAATTAACTACTTTGTATTTTTAGCTTTAATTTTATTATTATTTACTTTTAGCAAAATAAGAGTACAATATTTATGTTGGAATTTTAAACTTCATAGTAGTAAAGGAGTATAACATGCGTAATTTAATAGAGAAAAAAAGAAGGTTATTAGAACTTTTTGTGCTTTCGTTTATAACAATATTCGGAATAGGCTCGCAGTTTTTTTCGAATTTAGCATACAGTCTAAATCAAGGTGTTCTTCAAACATCATTTGGAATAGGATCGGAATATTTTATTATTCCGTCGGTAGTTAGTAATTTTGCTTTTGCAATGGGTGTGCCACTTGGACACATTTTTACTCATAGATTTGGTTTTAAACGTAATTATCTATTTTTTGTTTTTTTATTTTTGTTAGGCTCAATAATGGGGCTATTATCTTTTGACCTGGTAAGTTTATCAATCGCTAAAGTAACTCAAAGTTTCAGTACGGGTGTTTTATTTTTTACCTTGTTACCCAAATTATTTATTACTTTTCCTAGAAGATACCGCAATGTTTTCTTGATGATGGTGGTAGTAGGATTGTTTGGTGCTAATGCTTTAGGCGGTTTATCTGGAAGCTTATCTTTAGAACTTGATAAATGGCATTGGCTTTTTATTATTAATATAATTTCTAGTATGCTTTGCTTGCTGTTAGGTTATTTTTTGTTAACCAAAGAGGAGTATCTAAGAAAGACAGAAACCTATATTAGTAAACCTGTCATAACACTACTCATTTTAAGTACATTGGCAATAGCTTTCCCAATGTCGATACTAACGCACGAAGGATGGGAATCCGTTTTGGTTTGGGCACCCTTACTTTTAGCAGTGCTTTTTATTATAAATTTTATATTATTTAATGCAAGGTCAGAACATCCGATTATATACTTTAAATCATTACTCATTAAAAAGCCTTTCGTTGGCGCGATTATGGCCATTGCTTCTCATTTAACATTATTAAGTGGCATCGCAGGTATTAATATTTATATTATACGAATTTTAAAGCTGCCATTTCTAATTTCATTAAGGTTTTATGTGTTCTTTTTTGTAGGAGTACTCATAACAGGTGTCGTTAAAATGTTTTTTTATAGCTCAGTTGGCGCTGGTATTCTAGGAACAATTGGGGCTACATCTATATTGTTTGTAAGTGTGAATTGGTTGGTTTTAGGCAGGGTTGTAAACGTATCTTTTTTATATTTACAAGGCATATTATTAGGGTTTGGCACAAGTATGACATTAATTAGTGGTGCGATGGCTACATTATTAGATGGTGATTTATCTAGGGCATCTGAAAGGTCCCAGACAATGCATATACTGAGAAATTACAGTGCGGCCATGTTTGTTCCGATAATTGCTTATATGATGAAAAGTAGTGTTGAAAAAGGTGTACAATCAATAGACAAAGAAGAGATAGCTAGCACATCGACTTACTTAGAAAAGATGCAAGAAATTGCAATTAACTCTGATCATAAAATATTTATTTTGATGATAATTTTAAATATAATTATGTTGGCGTCATCTATAACCCAAATTTTCTTAGGGAAGGGAAGGCGTATAACACCTTTGTAGTTGAACCCTATTGAATATAAAAAACAATATCATAAGTATTTGGATAATTGTTTCCATCAAACTAGACCTCTGATTTGGAGAGCATAGTTTGATGAGTGACAGTAGAGATGTTTTTATAATATAGAGCAGCTATTGTAACAGTTGCTCTATATTATAAGATTGAAAACTGAATTAGAGGGTTTAAGGTTTAAAGAAGCTTTTTAATAAAACTTTGTCAAAAGAGTTGCAATAATTATTATATAATCTAAAACAATATGAGGGATTGCACCGCCTAAAATTGACCTTGATTTAAACCACATAAATGTAAATGGTAACCTGATAGCGCTTATTACTATTAGACTTTGATAAATATTCCAATCATATGTTGGTAGATGGATTGCTCCAAAAGTTAACGAACTAAGTAATACAGCTATCATTATGGCAACTTTTTTCGGAAAAATTTTTAATAAAATAATTAGGAAGGGCAAGCAAACTGCAGCAGTTATCAACTCTTCACCGATTAAATGAATCCATGCAAATAAAAAGAAAATCACTTTGGAAAAAAGGTCATGATTGTTAAATATTTTTTCAACCCCGCCATTAGCAGCTAAATTAGTAATGCCTAGTGACCTGCCGATTAAAACTGTAACTGCACCAATTAAAACACACATAAAAACGATTAAAGGCGTCCATAGAAACATATTTGATTTTGGTCGTTTAAATAGTAACTTAACACCCTGTCTTCCAAATTGACAATACAAAGTCAAAATGCCTAAAAAAGGTAAGAATAAATAATCAAAAGCACCAAATTGAATTGAAAGTGTAAATTTTAGAACAATTAGAATATACAAAATTAATAAGGGAATTAACCATCGTTTTTTTAATTCAAGTTCTTTTTCTAACATATATTGTCCTCCTTTTTAAATTTGTTTTTACATAAAACTAAATATTATTATAACATAATTAAGTTATTCATATTAATGATGTAATAGAAAAATATATGCTGATGAAAGTGTCTTTGCTAATTGAATTTTATGTAGGTTTCTATGATTTAATATATATTCAGACTTTCATATTTTGTAATTGAATTATAAATTATTTGTGATATTATAAGGTTAGAATTGCACTTACCCTTTCTCTCTCGGTTTAGATGATTGATTCGAAGCAAGTATGTAAATACTTGCTTCTTATTCAAAATATAATGTTTTTTTAGATTATTTTAGAGAATAATTATACGTGTAATTTTTTGAAGTATCTTTAAGATATTAAGTTTACATTATAAAATTTTCAGATAAGTTTTTTACTAATTATTATTTATGATTATGTTATCATTTGGATATATGGATAAATATGATTAAATTTAAATAGACATTTTTGTATAATGACTTCAGAAGTATTTATCATCAGTTTCCGTGCGGGTGCTTTATTTTTATATTTATATAATAAAAAAGATACTTATTTGCAAGATTATTATAGAAAGGTTGAATAATAGAAAGTGAGACTGAAAGGGTATATCTAATGTTAAAAGTTATTATTTTTCTAATTTTGTTGTGTATACTGAGTTTAATAGTAACAAATAAAAAAGAGCCATTTTTATTTGTTAAAACCCTAATGTATGGAGCTGTTTTTGTTTTTTTAGGATACATCTCCCTTGCTTTGTCAGCAGTTATTTTACTTATTATTTCAGAAACCTTTAATATTAGCGAGAACGGTAGTTATTTTTTCATAGGATTAATTCAAATTTTACTTGCGGCAATAATACAGCTCCCTTTAATTAAATTATTTTTATGTAAAAAAAGATTGCCCTCTAAAGAAATATCTGTTTTAGAACATTATGTTCAATGGGCAGTGATATATTTTGCAATTTATCAAGCATTTGTTGAAAATTTAAAAGTTGAAGATATAGATTTCAAAAGTTTACATATGATATTTTTAGACCCAGCCTATTTAAATATAGCTTTTTTGCCAACTCTGATATTAACTTGGGTTACAATTTTTAACTATAAAATGAAATTATAAAAATAAATTATTCATATGAGCGACTCATTAATGGATAAGAGTTGACATAACGAGTTAGTATATGTTTTTGTATAATTAAATAATGTGTGCCCTCAGCTTTTAATTTGCACTGAAAATGACATTATACTGTCTTAATAAAAAGCTTTTTCAACAAATCTCTCAGGTTTTAAGTATCAATTTCAGACAAGAATTTTAATACTTGTCTTTTTAAGGTCTAATACATTAGATGTTTTTAAGGGAATTTGCTCTAGTATGTATATTATAGCTAGCCTTCGGGCTAGATTTTTGATAGAATTATAGTACATGCATCAACTATTCACATCTATCCTTGTTCACCCAAGCATGTCACTGGGTGTTGTTTTGTCTTATATAGATCATGGCTCTTGTTATCCCTCTGTAGTATAGAGATGGTTTAGTCATTCCCGTATAATAGTTTACGTGATGCTTCTGATACTAAGATAATTGCAAACAGAATAGGAGTAAAATATATAGCCTAATCATTTGCCAAGTAACTTAACACTTATCTCGGATTTGAATCTCTTTGTCTTAATTCAATGTATACTATAACAGTTTAGTTTTTGCAGTCGCTACGTTTCTATATTATGGTAAAAATGCTAAGAGGGATATTATTAATTTAATATTAAGTGTTTAGTCGCTTCAAGGTGTATATTAAGTGACTTGCGGGAAGAAATCAGGTAGAATGAAAAAATGGATGATCCTTTTCCAGGCGGGTGCTTTATATGCATTCGCCTTTTTGGTTGCATTAAACAATAATTGTGTTATAATGAATTTGGAACTTTATTCAACATTTCTCTCAAGTTTATATCGTGAATAATAGGCAGTTACTTTGGTACTTGCCTATTATTTGTTGTAATAGAAACTTTTTTTGAGAATCATTTTAGCTATGCAGTGGGGACACCTGTGTAAAGCAGTAAGAAGCTGACAGCATATTTAAACCACCCAGTAACTAGTATGGGTGGTTTTTTTGCACATATAAATTGATGAAAAAATTTAATAAAAACAAAATATCGTGGATAGATTTAGATGTATCTGAATCAATAGAAATACGAAAAACATTTTTTAAAGAAACAGATAGTTATAAGATGATAGCTAAATGAATGCTGGATTACAGTTGGATTGAAGATGTTAAAAATTATAATTTTTTAAATAGTAAGTCAAATATATTGTTTATCTTTGAAGGTGTATTGATGAATTTTAATGAGAGTGTAATGACTAAATTATTACATACTATTATTAAAAATTTTGGAGAACATAATTTGACCTTTGCGATTGAATTTTGCTCAAAAGCAATTGCAAATAATACAAAGAGACATAAATCTGTATCAAAATTATCCTCACAACCTGTTTTTAAATATGGATACAACGATTTAAAAGAATTGGATAAAGTTTTACCAAATAATATGAAAGTTTTAAATGAATACAATTACTTTGACTATTATAATAAAAGATGAGGATTATTTGGGTATTGTAGATATATACCTTATCTGAAAAAAGGCTAAACAATAAAATAGTAATTATGGAATATAAACCAGCTAAATTAATCACTCATAATTGAGTATTAAAGTGAAATATTTCAAAAAAAACGTAGATAGAAATTTATTAAAAGTAAAGTGCACAAATATCTTGTGTTTTTTCAATTTTAACGTTTTACACTAACTTTGTTAGGTGATATAAGATGCTGAGAGAAGCATTATATTGCAACGAGAAATCATTCTATGGATAAACATATTAATTATTGTAAATATATTTATAAAGGTTTGTGTGTGAAATAATTGGTGGTCATACTTGGTCATAATGAAATGAAAAAATTTAAAAAAATGAATGCTTAAAGAATGCATAATGCTGATTTAATAGGCTTTTTGTATGTGATTTATATCTATTTCATACTGCCCTTAATGCCAGGAATGATGTAAAACAGTTTCCAGTTTTGACTAACTAGAACGTTCCTGATAGACGAGTATGATTCGTTCCAAATAAATATTAGAGCGTATGAAAATATTTTAATTTAAGACGCCTTCCATTAGTTGACTAAACTTATGAGAGGCGTCTTTATTATGTGCTGATGTGTTATTGAGATTCATAATGGGGGCTTTTTCAATGTTAAAATCATACAGATTATATAGAGAAGTTTAGTATACCTTTTGAGTATATAAGGAGTTTCTTCTAGTATGTTGTAATGTAATTAGATTTCCGGTAATCAATTCGGCTTTGTAGAGGACTCACTTGCGTATTGTAGTAAGAAGCTGTCTGCATTTTGAAAACACCCACACTAGTTACAGTATGGGTGTTTTTATGCTAAGAAACAAAATGGTTTACGTGTAAAATCATATACACTAAAGAAATATATTGAATCTATTGTCGAAAAGATGCTTTCATGATACATTGTAAACAAGAAGACAACGTAGACAATGTATACTTGGTTGTCAAATGAAGTAAAATAAGGAAGTGAGTAGTATGGCTACAATAAGTATTACTACAGATTATAAATTCACAAAAAAATCAGCGCAAAAACTAATAGATGCAATGGAGATTAACGAAAATAATAGTAATGTGAACAAAACAAACATAAAAGCGACTAAAATAAAATCAACTTGTGAGATTGAAAATCTATTGAAGGACTATCGAAGTAATTGACTGTAAAAGTAATATCACTTTCAGAATTGTTAACAGGTGATAAGCAAGAGGTTAAGCGAAAGATACCTTCAGTTTTAAATATACTAAATTCATTTGAGACAATATCAATTTCAGGAAGTGAATCAGCGCACGATGTTGATTTATTTTTGAAAAATAAGTCTATAGCATTTGATAGACAAAACCTGTCTAGAACTCATTTAGTTTTTTCACAATTCAAAAGCAAACAAATACTAGTTGGCTATTTTACAATTAGCAATAAACCCTTAGTTTTTACAAAACGTATGTTAGATAAAATATCAAACACGTTAAAGAAGAAGTTATATCAAAAGGGTGAAACTCACAGTGGAAATGACAATTTAATCATACAAGGATACTTAATTGCTCAAATAGGAAAAAATTATTCTGAAGAAGCATTGGCTACAAAATCCATAAATGGAAACGATTTGTTAACTTTAGCATATGAGAAAGTTTTAGAAGGTGCGAACATATTTGGCGGTTCATATATTTGGATAGAGTATGAAGATGTAGATAGATTAAGAGAATTTTATAGAAAATTTGGATTTACAGAAATCAAAGATCATACAAGTGAAAATAATTTGAAGATGGCTATTCTTAAAATATAAAGCACAAAACCACACCCACCTATTGATTTAGGAGTGTGGTTATTTTTATGGAAGAATTTATAAAATAAAGATCAAAGACATTTGAATATTTATCAACTGCTCTTCTATCAACACCCATGTGTCTAGCTATTTCACTTTTGCTTATTTTCATGTTTAAGTTCATCATAACAATTATTAATTTTTGTAAATATGAAAGAGTAGTAACTTCAAAATCCGTATTTATGTCTGAAGATAATTTCATTGTTGTTCACAGCAATAAAATTATCTCTAGAATTTTAGAAAATGTACATGTTTAAACAATCAAAAGTATACATTATTAAATTATCATTTCCATTCATCTTTTCAACAATTGAGGTTAACGTAGTAAAAAATAAGTTTTAAATATTTAAATCATTGTATAGTTTAGTTTTGAGTAAATCTTTTTAAAGGTGTACTTGTGCATTTTACTTAATTAAAGAGATAAGACATTTAATGGGCCTAAAATAGATGAAAAACAAAAAACTACCTGTTTAGGTAGTTTTTTAAATGTAATAGATTAAAACACTAGTTCATTTCTTGTTAAAGATTGATGGTTATTTTATAGATAAATTTGTCCTTTAGTGTAGCGGTAATTTTTAGGACTTTTTGGTGGTATAAATGTTCTTAATAAAGTTAATAGTCCTACTTTACCGCAAAGCATAACGAATATAATAATTATTTTAGTAATACCATGATATTCTGTGGTAAGGTTCATACTTAACCCGACAGTTCCAAATGCAGAAACCACTTCGAATAATAACTTGATTAATGATATGTTCGGGTTAATTATCGATAATATAAAAGTAATGATACTGATAAATAGAAATGAGATATTAATGGTAACAATAGATAGTTTTATATGTTTGTCAGATATTTCTTTATTGAATACTGAAACATTATTTTCTTTACGTATATAATTTAGAACAAATATAAACGCTACTGCAAAAGTAGTTATTTTAATTCCTCCAGCTGCACTGAGAGGGGCACCACCTATAAACATAAGTAGCATTAACATTAAGGCGGTAGATTTGTTAATGCTTGCTATATCTATACTGTTAAAACCCGCTGTTCGTGTTGTTACTGATTGGAAAAAAGAATTTCCGATTTTTTCAACTAGTCCCATATGTTGCATAGTATTAAACTGTTCTAATAAAAAGAATGTAATAGCTCCTATAATTATTAGGATACTAGTTGTAGTTAAGACTAATTTAGAATGTAAAGATAATTTACTCAATTTTTTACAATTAATAAAGTCTATTACGACAAAATGTCCAATACCTCCAAATATTATGAGTATTGAGGTTGTAATAATGACAATTGGATCACTAGAATAATCTATTAAGTTATTCTTAAAAAGGGCAAATCCAGCATTATTAAAAGCTGATACTGATGTGAATAAGCTTAAAAATAAACCTTTGCCTATACCAAATTTTGGTATAAAAGATAAACACAAACAAATCATACCAATTAATTCAGTGACTAAACTATAAATAGCCAAGTGTTTAATTAGCTTAATAACACCACCAGGTTCGTCAATATTCCATGTAACCATAATCAAGAATCTATTTTTCATTGATATCTTTCTATTTAAAAATACTAGTGTCAATAGGGTTACGGTTACGATACCCAGACCACCTATTTGAATTAATAATAGTATTACTATTTCACCAAGTATATTAAACTGTGACCCTATATCAACTGGAGATAGGCCAGTAACTGTAAATGCACTTGAAGCTATAAATAGGGCATCTAAAAAAGATATTGGCTTTTTACCAGTGAAAGGTAAATATAATAAAAGAGCACCTATGATAGTTGTAGAGAAGAATAGCATAAAATAAAAATATAAAGGTTTGTGGACTTTGTTCAT